AGTAGTAATAAACAATCATCATTTAATCACTATGGTGATGGGTTATTTACTGGTGATACACCAACTTATGGGTTGGGAGTAACTGCTACTGGTGCTATGGTGGAAGTAGATTTAGGTGGTGGTGGTGGTATGACTAATTGGACTATTAGGGCTGATACTGGTACTGATGGAACAATAGATGATGCAGATATATTAGATATTACTGGTGGTGTTGGTATAGATACATCAATAAATTCTATTGGGACTTTATCAACTGTAACAGTAACACCCGATTTTGAAGAATTAACCACCTTTAGTACGGGTCATGATTTCAACATGGAGAATAGTGATAAGGTTGTAATTGTTGATGGTACAGCTACTAAAAAAATAGCACTATCTGATTTCAGAAGATTGGACCAAATCCCCCTATTAAATTCTGCTTCTGGTACTATAATAAGTTTTACAGTGGGGATTGGTGATGTAACCATTGGAGATGCAGTATATGTTAGTTCAACATCAACCGTTGATAAAGCTAATGCCAATTCTGGTGGTTCAAAATACCCAGCAATTGGAATTGCTGTTAGTACAGAGACTAGTGGTAAGGTAGATGTATTGGTACATGGGGTAGCTTACTTCTCTAATTTTCCAGCGGGTTTAACTGCGGGTGAAACCGTTTATTTAGACGATGTTGACGGTGATATAACTGACACACCACCTGCCGATTCGGGAGATGTTGTACAAGTACTAGGTGTATGTTTGGGGTCAGATAGAATGTTAATTAATCCTAGTTATAACATAACAAAAGTAGTATAATGGCATACACATTTTTAGGAAAATCAATATCAACCGTAGGTAGTACGGCAGACCCAGTGACTGATAGTATAACTACATTATCTGGATGTAAGTTATTAGTGCTTAGCGTTATAATTGAAGGTAATTCAGTTTTCGGCTCTGATGTTACTTATGATGGTGTCGATATGACACTTGTAGATACTAATGCAGCTACTGAGGGTAGTTGTATGATGTGGTACATACAAAACAACGATATTGCCACTGGTTTTGCTAATACTATTAGCGTAAATAACCCTAATAATGATGAGATGACTTTAATAGTGTCTCAATTTAGTGTTGGTGCTGGAAAAGATTCCTCATTTAACGCCACAGCCTCAAATACTGGAACTTCAACAGCACCTAGCGTAACTATTGGTGCGAATGGTAATTCTGTATATGTTGACGCAATGTTTCATGGGTATACATCGGATAATTTGATGTCCAGCAATCATACAGCACTTTATAATGGCATTGCCAACATATCTCTTTATGGTGCTCAATACTATCTAGTTGGTTTTGATATTACCGTTACGATGTCATGGTCTATTAGAATATCTGATGATTGGTGTACAATTGTAGGTGAATTTAGAGAGGTAACTGAATCAGATTTACTATCACATGATACTGTGGTATTCTCACAAATTTCTGAGATTGACAGTGTTCCTATTGCAAATATAGAATCTGTAGATGGGGTGTTAACTGGTAATTAAAAAATAATTAAAATTTTAAACATATTTATAATAAAAGATAATGGCAACAAATAAATTAATTTTAAGAGCACTAAGTAGTCCATGGGTAACACCTATTCCAGATGTTACCAAGGGGAGTGTGTTAACACATGTTGAATTAGATAATAATCAAATTTACTTACGTGGTGAAATAATACATGATACAACTGTATCTGGTAATAGTGTAACACTTCATAAAATTAATGGTAATGATTTTACATTTGAAGTTGGTGGTGTTAATTCTGGTTTAGAATCAGTTACCGAATCATCTCAACAAGGTTGGAGACTTATAGGTAGAGACCCAACTAAATATGGTAATATTGGTACTGGTGCTATTGATTTTAGTCATAGTACACAATCTAGTTCAACCACAAGAGGTTCTACTGGTACAAGGTCTGTTACATTTGGTGTAAATAATGATAACCCATATAATGATTCAATAATGTTTGGTACAAGTGCTATTGGTGCATCTACTAATGATTATAGTGGTTATAACATTCTTGGTGGGGAGCAAATGAATTATTATAATAATATATATACTTCATTTGGTAATGGATTTAAATCTACTATGGGAACACCTGGTGCATCATTATTTGATGCAGTAGTATATAGTTCTATATTAGTTGGTCATAACTCTAACCTATATGCGGGTAGAGATTCTGCTATGTTTGGTCATGCACTTTCTGGTGGTAGTGTTGGTACAACAATTGTTGGTGTTGCAAATGATGATTTAACAACTAGTATTGCCGATTGGGAAACTGCTAATTTCAATGCTTATGGCCCTAGATTTATTGTTGGTACTGGTAATTGGAATCCAGATAGTAATGTTGGTTCTAGGGCTAACGGATTGGTTGTTATGAGTGATGGTGAGGTAACTGCTCCATCATTAACAATTGCTAAGATAGATGCAGAAGCAACTGGTAGAGCTTTAGTTACTAGAGAATATTTAATTGGTTATAGTGGTGGTACATCTGGTGCAACACCAACTGGTCTTGAAAGAATAGATGAAGGTAATGGTGATGGTTGGAGATTAATTGGTAGAGACCCATTAAACTATGGTAATATTGGGCTTAATTCTATAGATTTATCATCATCAAGTGGGGCTAGTTCCGTATACGGTGCAACAGGTGAGAACTCTTTAGCTGTTGGGAAGAATAATCAAGCTGCTGGTAATGAATCATTTGCGGGAGGTCAAGACTCTATAACAGGTAATTATTCATCATTTGCTTTTGGATATGACGTTCAAGCAACAGGTGATGCTTCTTTTGCTGCTAACGAACAAACTAGGGCTACTGATTTTGGAGCAGCGGCATTTGGACTTGATACACAAGCAACTAATACTCAAGCATTTTCGATGGGTAGAGCTACTATAGCTTCGGGTTCTAGTTCATTTGCTGGTGGTGATGATAATACAGCTAGTTCATATGGTGAAACAGCTTTAGGGTTATTTGGTACTATTGTAGCTGGTAGTGCTGGCACTTGGGTTGCAACTGATAGATTATTTGGGTTGGGTAATGGTACACTTTTTAATTCAAGAAGTGACGCTTTTATACTATTAAAAAATGGTCTTGCTACACTGCCATCTGTAACTAATGCTCTTATAGATGCTGAGCCTACAGGTAAAGCAATAGTTACTAGAGAATATTTAATTGGTTATAGTGGTGGTACATCTGGTGCAACACCAACTGGTCTTGAAAGAATAGATGAAGGTAATGGTGATGGTTGGAGATTAATTGGTAGAGACCCATTAAATTATGGTGATATTGGATTAAATGCAATTGATTTTAGTCATAGTACTGGAGCATCTTCTGTGTTTGGTTCTACTAATACTTATGGATTAACACTTGGTGAAGATAATAGAAATAATAGTCGTTTTTCTATAATGTATGGTATATATAATATTGCTAATAGTGGTAGTACAACCGAAGGTGGTAATCTTATAGGGGGGCAGAATAATGAAACCAGAGGGACTTCCTTCCATTCCGTTGTTATAGGAGCATATAATGTATTAGGTCATGCTACCCTAACATATCCTACTGTATTAAATTATTATACGGGACAATTAGGGAATGAAAATGAAATGTCTGCTGGATTTTCTTCTTTTCAAATTGGTTCTCAATTATTAGGTAGTGCCCCTTATTGTACAACAGTTGGGGTTGCTAATGCGGATGTAACTTCTACTATAGCTACCCCTAATTGGAGTCCTAATAATAATAATAATCCTAGATTTATAGTAGGTAATGGTACAAGAAATGGTAATGCATCACCAGGTTTTGCAATAACCCGTTCTAATGCTCTTGAAGTATGGCAAAGTGGAGACGTAATTGCACCAAGTCTTACTATTGATATGATTACAACTGGTGATAGTAGAACACTTGTAACTAAAGAATATCTTGAATTAAGTGGTGGAACTGGTTCTGGTACAACAGTTAGTACAGACGATTATACAACTGGTGCAACTTTTAACCCAACAACTGAAATACTTGAATTTACTAGACAATCTGGTGGAACATATAATGTAGAATTAACTGGTGTTACAAACACTGGGCTTGAACTTTTAGATGAAGGAAATGGTGATGGTTGGAGGTTAATTGGTAGAGACCCAGCCAACTACGGTCCTTTAGGGTTAAATGCAATTGATTTTAGTCGTAGTACTAGTGTTTCAAGTATAAGGGGTGGTACGGGTACTAATTCTGTAACATTTGGTACTAATACTATTAACCCATTTAATAATACACTTATGTATGGGCAAGACCATGTTGTTGGTTTAACCAATAATTTTAATGCCGCAAACCTAATTGGTGGTGCCGAACATAATCTATATAATAATATTTATAGTAGTGTTATTCTTGGTGAAAGGGGTAGTGTTGGTACTTCTGGGGCTTCATTATCTACAGCAGTTGTCTTTAATTCATTATACTCTGGTGGTAAAAATAATCTATATGCAGCCCACGGTAGTGGTGTAATTGGTAATTTCTTATTAGGTGGTGCAAATGCTTGTACAATTGTTGGTCAAGCAAATGAAGATATTACTAATCAAACTGTAGCTAATATTTCGACTCATACAGCACAATTAAATAACCCTAGGTTTATTGTTGGTACTGGGATAGTTACTGGTGGTTATACTTCTGGTTCTGGAATGACTAGACGAAATGGTTTAGTTGTTTGGGGTGATGGTGGTGTATATGCACCTACAATGACAAATAGTTTTATTAGTGGTGCTACTTCGGATGTATTAGTTACAAGAAATTATTTAGAAAGTTGGTCTGGTGGTACTGGTTCTGGTACAACTAATACCCAAATAATTACGGGTGCTACATTTAATACCACAACTAGTGTACTTGAATTAGAAGATACTACCAATACTGATAATGTAACTGTAACATTAACTGGTACAACTGTGATACAAGGAGCTGGTGATATAGGTGTGACTGGTAGTGGTACTACTTCAAACCCATATATTATTGATTATAAAGCTTCAATACCAGTACCAATAATGCGTGTTGCAACACTTGATTTGACTGCTTCTGAAGTAAGAAGTTTAGGTTCAAACCCAATGGAAATAGTGCCAGCTCCAGGTGTTGGAAAGGCTCTTGAAGTCTTCACCGCATTTGGTCAATTAACATATGTAGCACCAGCGTTTAATGGTGGTGGTGATGTAAGTTTAATGTGTTCGGGTGCAACTGCGGAAACCGCACAATATAGGTTTGACCCAGGTTTCCTAGCACTAACTGCTAGTACTAATAATATAATGCTTAGAAAAGCAAATCTAAGTGGTCCACAAATAATAGATAATGCAGCTCTTGTTATAGCATCGGATGATTCAATATCGGGTGGTAGTAGTGTTAAAATACAATGTACTTATAGAATTGTAGACTTATAACGTTTTCAATAGAAAAAATTAATATTTATATAAAAAGAAAAGACAATGGCTGTACCAAGTGAAGATAAATTAAGAATATTTGAGCAATTTCGTGTATCGATGGGTGCACCCTTACGTAAGATTGAAATAACGGATGACATGCTTTGTACTCTTTTAGATATATCCATAGAGGATTATGCACAATATGTACAAGACTGGCTTATAGAACACCAATGGCAATCCGTATTAGGTAAAAATGTAGACACAACAGATATGGCATTCGCTATGAGTGTTAGAGATATAGATTTAGCACAACAATACGCATACGCTTATTCAAAACAAACTGGTCTCCAACAAAGGGGTCCTTGGGAATTAAAGAAAGATTATGTTACCATTGAAGTTGGTAAACAAGTATATCAAATACCAGCAGGTAGGGAGATTAACCAGATTCTTTGGATTACTCCACCCACAACACAAATGGCTTTATTTGCAAACTATGCGGGTATTGATTATGGTTTTGGTGGTGGATTTGGCCAAATAGGAACTGGTGCTGGTTCTGGTGGATATGGTGCTGGTGGAACTGGTGGATATTATTCAACACCAGCATATGATGTTCTACTTACTGCGGGTGATTTAAACTTAAAGAATAGACTTCTTAGAAGTGAATTAGTACATAAAGTTACGGCTGGTCCAAATGGTACAAGACTACTACATTTAATTAGTACACCTGGTTCTAAATTATCCTTCGGACATAGTGTTGGTGGGGTTGGAGCTGGTGGTGGTTCGAGTTCTATTAACATATCTGGTTGTCAAGTATGGTATCATTATTATGATACTACACCAGAGAATGTTGATGAATGTAGATTAGATAATCCAGATATTATTAAATTACCCAATGAAGTTCCATTATCTAAATTAGACTTCTCAACATTTAACGAACCAACAAAAACATTTGTTAGGCAGTTATTCGTTGCCGAAGCTAAAAGAACATTAGGTAGAACTAGGGGTAAATTTGGTGGAATCGTTGGAACACTTAATGCAGAAAGAACAATGGATTTTGAATCATTACTAAGTGAAGGTAATGAAGAAAAAAAAGTATTACTAGAAAAATTAGAATTAAGACTTGAAAGACTTTCATCTACCAAACAGATTGAAAGAGCAGCCGAGGAATCTGAAAACTTAAATAGACATTTAAAACATATTCCGATGGGATGGTATGTAAAATAAAAAAAGAGGCGTTAGCCTCTTTTTTATTTACTAGAAGTTCCATTCAGAATCTTCTATTTGTTCTTCAACACTAATACCAGTTTTAGATTCATGTCGTTCCATTTGGTCTTGTACAAATTCTGCCTCAGCAACATTGGTGTCTGGGTTCATACTCTCTACGTATTCTGAGTTAACAGTAACCTCTGGTTCATCTTTTATATGTTCTAACCATAATTCATATAGTTCATGTTGAGATTTATGTTCTGTTATTGTATTATAAAACTCTTGTCGCTCTTTAGCCTCATTTTCATATTTAAAGAACATATCAAATGGGTGTAATGGAACTTTCCATTTACTAGAATATAAATGATATACACCATCATCGTCATTATCCACATATACAAATGTTGTCAACTCTTCTGGTAATTCATTGAATTGATTTAATTGTACAAAGTCTGGAACTTCCAAATGTTTACACACATCAACAATAAGGGTCTTTTCGTTCTCTATTGAGTCTAAACGCTCTTGTGATATTCTAACCTTCCAATCATCTCTTATATCGACCCATTCGGCTTCATCCATATTATTTGGAACCATATCAACACTATCCCAAAATTTAATTTCTTTACCTTCCATAGTTATTAAATCACGAATATATTCATCTTGGTCTGTAGGTTTAAATGGTTTACCAGAAATCAATTGACATTGTTTTTCAGTAAATGCATTTCTATCCACTAATTTATAAACCTTTGTTTTATTATCCCTTTTCATTTTAATAAGAATTGTTTCTCTAATTTCTTCATCAAAACAAACCAATAATTTATAGATTCTTTTATTAAGTGCCGTTAGGTATTTAGGTACGTTATAATTATCCACCAATAGGTTTGGGTTATTCTCTAGTTGTTCTAAAGGGATTATCTCACAATTGAATTGAATTTCAAAATCACCAGTTTCTTTATCAGTTACTTTTTTAATATCTGGGTGCGATTGGACAGTACCAGTGTTAACATAAGTAATAACATCACCTAGATTTACACTTATACCATCCCTATCGATTAATTCCATATGAGCTTGTCTATTTTTATATCTACCAGCTTTGGTTTTTTCTTTACAATAAACATTCTTATAATTACTAAGTGTTGTTTTAACCTTAGATTTAGATGCTATTTTTGCAACTGGAATTTTATATTCAAATAATTCATCAACAGTTTTATAATACAATTCAATAAACTCATACCCCTTATTTGCCAATAATAATGGAATACCTTTATCTATAAATTCTTCAATATAAATTGGCATTGCTTTAGATTTAATACTATTACCAACCAATTTAATTTTACCACCAATATCATTAGCATAATTCTTTCTAGCAAAGTTAATTGTTGATTCACACACATCATCTAAATCTAACCCCATTCTACCAATCATGTGCTCTTCATTGAATTCAGCAAGCATTGCATCAAAACCTTTTAATTCTTGTCCAGGTTCATATATATCAGTTTTCCAATGGTTGGCTTTACAATTATATTTATAATCGTGCATACTAGGTGGTACTGCAAAGTTAAAACCATCGGTATCACCTACTAGTGGTCTGAAATTATGTTTTTCATTAAATTCCTTAACCATAAGTCTTAGGTATTGTCTACCTCTACAAGTTGTTTCTTCTGCAAGAGCAACTGTACCCCAGTTAAAGATATATGAAGCACCATACGAACCAAACCAAGAATTCGCAAGAATCTTAAGTGGTAATTGTTTCTTATCATAATCAGATTTTAATCTCTTATGTTTTATGATTGCTTTCTCAACCTTAGCGATTGTTTCTGCATCTAAGGTATCTCTATTTTCCTCTAGTTTTTGTTGTAACTCTTTAGCCCTAGCCTTATGTTTATTGGTTAAGTTTTTAAATTTATCCCTAGTATCAACTATATAGGTTAATAAACCTTTCATAACCCCAGTAATATCTAAATCTGGAAATATGTTATGTGTTATTTGAATCTTAGGGTATAAGGCTGCAAAATCCAGTTTATATACATCTTTAGCATATCCAACCTCAAGTAGTCTTGCAAGTCCACCAGTAAAGGTTCTTTTCTTTTCATTAGCGGGTATTGCAATTCCTTGTTCGTAAGACCAAGCTGCCATAATAAGTTTCCATTGGGTAGCAGTACCCATGGTAGAACTACGCATGTATGTTGTTGGTAATAATTTACCAATAAGAAATGAAGCTTGATTATATATTTTATCAACTTCTTCTGTTTCCCAAAGGTCATCAAGAAGATATCGTTCAATGATATATTTCCCAGTTTGTGTTTCAACATTATCTGGTAATACTTCACCCTCTTTAATTTTTTCAATTAACCCCCAAGAACCATCTTTATCATTAAACCAATATGGTCTGGGGTCCTTAAATATTGTATGTATTTTACTACCTGGGACATAAACCCTATTTTTCTTTTCAACCTCACTAAATTTTGTTATATATTTTAACCCAGCCTTTTTAATATCTGAATTAATAGACATTGCTCGTTTAACTGCGTGTGCTATATCTATAATTTGATAACCATATAAGTATGTTTGTAAGTAGTGTTCAGTCTCTTGTCCAAGCTTAAGTGTTGCATCACCCCTTCTAAGTTTTCTAGTTGGGTCAAGTGCAATTGCCACATCTTTCATTTCAACACCAAGAAGTCTACATCTTGTTTCGATGAAAGGCCAATCAAAGTTCTCTGAAAAGTACCCAGAAATAGTATCTGGTCTAAGTTTATTAATAATATCAAAGAATTCAATGATATTCTCCATTTCAGAATCATTTCTTTCTTGTGGTGAATTACCAATGGTTGTTAGTATTTTATGATAACCTCTATTGTCTTTTATACCTATTTGGAATATCTTGTCTGTTTCTGGGTCAAGTCCAGTTGTCTCTAAATCAAATTGAAAACGATGGATTTCATTATAATCATCAAATCCTTTAAATAAACGTTTACCAGTTTGCATTAAGTATTGTTCTACTGGGTTAAATGCTACGAATAATTTTCTTGTATCTTCACCCCAAACATCAACACCACCGTTTTTGAAGAAATGAAGAAGTGTTGCATAATTTTGTTTACTTTCGGCAATATATGTATAACCCTTTTCGAGTCTTTCTGGTGCTACTTCATCACCAATTGAAGTTTTAAGTGGTCTTATTGAAACACCATATCTTTCCATTGCAGCAGCCGTTTTACTTCTACTACCATCATATAACATATTAGATACCTCAGACTTAAGCCAAAGAAAAGGCTTATAGTTTTTATCTTTTATAATTTCTTTTTTGTTTTTAGACGGGTCATTAATTACAAGTGTAACCTCCTTATCCGCATAGGTAGCTTCAACGCTAACAATGTATTTTTGTGGGTCTCGACCCTCTAAGAAATCAACGATTTCATCAAAATTTACAATATTCTCTGCCATGTTTAGTTATAGTTTACGACAAAGTAAGTTCTTTTTTATTTAGTAATCAACTAATTATGTGTAATTATTTTTTAATAGACCCATCTAAGACATGGATATATAGCTCTTCACGAATTGGTACGATTAGTTCTCCACTACCATCTAAGAAGGTTAATGTGAAGTTACCAACGTATGTTCCAGGTTTAGATGTTTCTTTTGATGAGAATTGATAACCAATGTAATATTCTTCAGTATCACACCCAGTATATTCATTTTTAAGAATACAAAGACCCGTTTTACGACCTATTTTTTTAGCACCCGTTTCTAGGTTAGCCATAGAAAATGTAATGGTACTATTTTGAATCATATCATGAAATTCACGATATGTATATCTACCATCTTTAATCAATTCCATCTTTAAGATTGGAAGGGTTGCGTTTTTGTTTATATGAAAATCCATTAGTTATCTTCTACGTTAAATGTTCTTGTTTTTACCAAATATCTATCATTAGACATTCCCCACATAAAATTATAGTATTTATGCCACACTATTTTTAGTGTAAATAAATTAAAAAAGAATGCTAAAAATCTTTGTATGTTGTACCATTTCGCTTTTTTAGTGAAAGAATACCTAAATTGTTCTTCACCATCAACTTCCCAAGTAACTGATTGTTTACCAAAGTTTACTTTAGTTCTCCAAGTGGTACATCCACCATCACCAGTATTGGTTTTACATACTACATTTTCCCATTCACCTTGTTTTGGTTTGTTAGTAATGATATAATTCCAACACCCATTTCTAAATACTAACCAATGATAAGCTATGAACCATTTTCTTATTTTACTAAATGTCCCAAATCTTTCATAATCAGCTTGCCAATCCCCATTCTCATCTCTTTTTTTAACAAGTTCATAGACACCATATGTTGAGTTAAGATAGTTTTGTTCTTCAGTTCCCCAACCCTCTGAGGTATCTGAATATTTCCAATACCATTTTTTAAGTGGTAGGTCTTTCATGTTCCATATTTCTTTTCTTCTAGGGTATGTTATAAATGGAAACATAAAGAATGCTAATATAATCATTCCAAATAATTTTAATTGTCCTAGTATAAATTTTATATACACCATATCTTAATCACATTTTTTCTTTAATTCATTATATCTAAATAGTAAATCTTCATATCTCATGGTATATAAAGCTTCTTCTTTTGCGTTATCAGCCAATCGTTTAGCCCTATTATTAACATAATCAATTTTATTGTCTCTGTTAGTACCTTCAATCATAAATGCCGTAGCACCAGATGTTGCTATTACAATAGCAATAATAACACTGATGAACGTTACTAGTTTTAATTTAATGATGGTATTGTCTGTTGTTGAATTTGGCATGTCCACTATTCTTTTTTTATATAAATATTAAAAAAAATAGAATAATTCACATTATTGTGATAGTAATTTATTGGTTAGGAGATAAGCTTCTCTAATAGACTTAAAGCTATTTTCTGGTGATAACACTCTCTTACTGACTAAGATAATGGGTACACTGTCGGTTTCACCCATTTTCATAACCACCTTTGTTTCTTCTTCATTTTCTTTTAGGTTAATATCAATATAATCAAATTGGACATTATTTTCGTTATAATACCCAATTAGTTCGTCACAATACTTGCAACCCACAAAACCATATACTCGTACTTTACTCATCTTCTATTATTTTATCAACTATTATACCTAAAGCACCCTCTTCAGTAACATTTTCTTCACTCATAATGGTTGCAATGATTTCTTTTTTTCTATGAATTATATTCCACATCTTTGTAGACACACTATTTTCAAATAGTTGGTAATATACATTCACATTATTCTTTTGACCCAATCTATATGGTCTATCTTCTGCTTGTGCATTATTACCAGGTACCCAATCAAACGAGTTAAAGATAACATATGTACCAGCAGTAAGTGTGATACCAACACCCGCAGATAGTATGTTACCAATAAATACTTTAGTTCTTTTATTATTTTGGAAATCATCTACAGATTTTTGTTTTTCTGCATTACTCATACCACCATAATGTATAACACTATTTTTCGCAAAGTGTTCGCTTAAGTCTAATAATTCATCTGTAAAGTTGGTAAATATAATCACCTTATGACCTTGTTCGATGATATCTTCGGCCATCTTAATTGTTTCTGGAATTGCTTCCATTGCAACAAATTTTCTAAGAAGACCCAATTCAACCAATGCTCTTTCTGGTTCACCTCTTTTTTTCTTTTCAGCACGTTCTATTAGGTATTCATCCCACAATGAATTATATTCTTTAAGTTGATTTGCATCAAATTTATGAAACGTTGGTGTG